CGTTGCAAAACAAATTGCAATTGATTTAGTAAGAGGAGATTCTGCAAAAGTAGAATTAGCTAAGACTAACATACTGGTAAACCAACTAGAAGAAAAAACTAAAACAAACGATAGATTGGTGTCAATGTACGTTAACAAAGTATCTAACTATGCATCACAAATTGATTTATATAGAAAAAAAGAAACTGAATATCATACCATAGTATTTGGTTTGGAAAAAGATGTTGTTAAAGCAAAAAAAGCAAACAAGTATTTTAGAATAGCTGTAACAGGATTAATTGTAACTACTGTACTAGGATTTACAATACGTTAATAGTTTAGGTTATGGAAGCAAAGTCATTAAAAGAAATAATCAAAGAAGAGTACAAGAAATGTTTATTAGATCCTGTACACTTCATGAAAAGATTTTGTCAAATTCAACATCCACAAAAAGGAAAAATTCCATTTCATTTATATCCATTTCAAGAGGAGGCCTTAAGAGACCTACGAGATCATGATTATAACGTCATATTAAAATCAAGGCAATTAGGTATATCGACTCTAAGTGCCGGCTATGCTCTTTGGCTTATGACGTTTTTTGGGGATAAAAATATTCTAGTTATCGCTACTAAACAAGAAGTAGCTAAAAATTTAGTGCTAAAGGTAAAAGTCATGTATGAAAATTTACCATCATGGCTAAAACTACCAGCAACAGAAGATAATAAATTATCATTACGTCTTAATAACGGTTCTCAAATTAAAGCAACTTCATCATCAGGAGACTCTGGACGTTCAGAAGCATTGTCTTTGTTAATAATAGATGAAGCTGCGTTTATTTCCAATGTAGAAGAAATTTGGATATCATCACAACAAACTTTAGCAACAGGAGGAGGAGCAATTATATTATCAACTCCTAATGGTACCGGTAACTTTTTTCATAAAACTTGGGCAAATGCCGAAAATGGTGTTATTAATGAAAGTACTAAATCAGTTAAATTTAATCCAATTAAACTTCGTTGGGATGTACATCCTGACAGAGATCAAAATTGGAGAGATAGACAAGATGAATTGTTAGGGGCAAAAGGCGCCGCACAAGAATGTGATTGTGACTTTATCACTTCAGGTCATTCCGTAATTGAAGGACCACTTTTAAAATGGTATGAAGAAACTCACGTTAAACCTCCTATAGAAACTCGTGGTCCAGAATCTGGATTATGGATTTGGGAATTACCTGATTATACTAAAAATTACATTGTAGTAGCTGACGTGGCTCGTGGAGATGGAGCTGATTACTCAGCATTTCATGTTATTGACGTTGAATCCATTTCACAAATAGCAGAATTCAAAGGACATATATCTACTAAAGATTATGGAAACATGTTAGTAAACATTGCTACGGAATACAATGACGCTTTGTTAGTAATTGAAAATGCCAATGTTGGATGGGCATCTATTCAAGTAGCAATAGATAGAGGTTATAAAAATTTATATTATTCTCCTAAAGACAATTCTGTATCAGACGTATCACAGCAATTAGCTAGATATGTTGATTTAAAAGATACTTCACAAATGACTCCTGGATTTACTACATCATCTCGAACTCGTCCGTTAGTAATTTCAAAATTAGACACTTACATGAGAGAGCGACTTCCTATAATACATAGTAAACGATTAATAGAAGAACTGCAAGTATTTATTTGGAACGGGTCGCGACCAGAAGCACAACGTGGTTATAACGATGATTTAGTAATGGCATTTTCTATTGCATTATGGATGCGAGATACCGCATTGAAACTTCGTCAACAAGGAATGGATTTAAACAGAAAAACTTTAGATTATTTCGGTATGGGAAGAGGTGCATATAATAATACAGCCGGAAATTTAAAAAATGCTGGATGGTCTATGACTACTGGAAAACCGGGAGAAGACCAAGATTTAACATGGTTATTGTAAAATAGTCTTGGTTATTAGGGTTTTAGATATTTATTTAAAATAGCTAATTAAATATGGCAGATAAAACATTATACGGGCGATTAAAACGTTTATTCAATAACAATGTTATAGTTCGTAAAGTTGGTAAAAACCAACTAAAAGTAGTTGATAGTGATCATTTACAATCTTTAGGAAATCCACACAACTCTAAATTTATTGATCGATATACTCGACTTCACGGAGTTCGACCTAATTCAGCAAATACTTACAATCCAAATTACAATTATTTTTCTTCAAAAGTTGAATTATATACAGATTATGAAGTAATGGATCAAGATTCTATTATTGCATCTGCATTGGATATTTACGCAGACGAAACTGTTATGAAAGACGATTTCGGTGATGTATTAAGAATTACCAGCGATAATGATAATGTTAAGAAAATTCTTTATAATTTATTTTATGATGTTTTAAATATAGAATTTAATCTTTGGCCATGGGTTAGAAATATGTGTAAATATGGAGATTTCTATTTACACTTAGATATTCAAGAAGAAATTGGAATTGTAAACGTTACTCCATTATCAGCTTATGAAATTATTCGTGAAGAAGGAATGTCAATAGAAAATCCATATCACGTTGAGTTTAAACAATTAGGTGGAGGAAATATATCATATCAAAATTTTGAAGTAGCTCATTTTCGTTTATTAAATGATTCTAATTTTTTACCATATGGAAAATCAATGGTTGAAGGAGGTAGAAAAGTTTGGAAACAATTAACGTTAATGGAAGACGCGATGTTAATTCATCGTATAATGAGAGCACCTGAAAAACGTATATTTAAAATAGACGTAGGAAATATTCCTCCTAATGAAGTTGATAATTACATGCAACGTATTATTAACCAAATGAAAAAAACTCCTTATGTTGATCCACAAACTGGTGAATATAATTTGAAATTTAATATGCAAAACATGTTAGAAGATTATTTTTTACCTGTAAGGGGTGGTCAATCAGGAACTGAAATTGACACGCTGTCTGGTATGGAATTTACCGGTATAGAAGATATTGAATATCTTCGTAATAAAATGATGGCCGCATTAAAAGTTCCTAAAGCATTTTTAGGATATGACGAAGCTATTACAGGCAAAGCTACGCTAGCAGCTGAAGATGTACGATTTGCTAGAACCATTGAAAGAATTCAAAGGATTGTAATTTCAGAACTTCATAAAATAGCAATAGTACATTTATTTGCGCAAGGATTTACCAATGAAGATTTAGTTAGTTTTGAATTATCAATGACATCGCCTTCGACAATTTATGAACAAGAAAAATTAACTTTGTATGCTAGCAAAGTTGATTTAGCAGGCTCAATGATAGAAAAGAAATTAATTTCCAGAGAATGGATTTATAAAAATATATTTAATTTTACTGAAGATGAATCTAAAGATATTACTAAAGAGCTTGTTAAAAATCATCAAGAAGCATTTAGATTTAAGAAAATTGAAGAAGAAGGCAAAGATCCAGCAGATCCTAAAAATCAAGAGCCAGAGAAAGCAGCGGGACAAATAGGAGGTGGTGAAGAAGAGGGTGGTGAAGAAGAGGGTGGTGAAAAAGAAGCTGCTCCAAATCCATTTGGAGAAAGTAAAGATCCAAATTTAGAAGAATCTGAAATAAATTTAGATCTTCAAAAAAAATACGATAAAGAAGCGGATAGTAAAGCTAAATCAGAACGCACACCAAAAGGTGGTTGGCCTGGAGCTGGACGTCCTAAAGAAGGAATAAAATATAATACTCACGAGCATCCTAGAGGATATGATCCTATAGGTAAAGTAGCTTGGAAAAATTCTAGAAATGAATCAGCTACAGACACTATTAAAAAATACGGATTAAGTAAATTAATAGTCAAATCGCCGAAAATATTAACAGAATCAAATTCTAGTATGTTAGACGAATCAAATATTATACCAGAATAAAATTAAAAGATTACTTTCTCCATATTTATTAGTAAAGAAAATAAAAGCCTTTCTGAATGAAAAATTTAAAGCACTCAAAATTTAAAAATACCGGAGTATTATTCGAATTACTTGTACGTCAAGTAACGTCAGATACTTTAAACAATAGCGATTCAAAGGCAATACCACTTATTAAAAAGTATTTTGCTAAGTCTACAGAATTAGCTAAAGAATTCAATTTGTATCAAACTTTAATTAAAGAAAAGTTTACAAAAGAAGAAAAAGCTAATCACTTAATTGAAGCTGTATTACTAGCTAAATCTCAATTAAACCAAACCACTCTTAACAGACAGAAATATAATTTAATTAAAGAAATTAAAAATAATTACGTATTAGAAGATTTTTTTAAATCTAAAGTTAATAATTACAAAGCATTAGCTGCAATTTATAAAATGTTTGAATATACCATTGCAGATCATCCAACAGAATCGGTTAATAATAGATATACAATTGTTGAGCATATAACTCGTAAAGACGCTGCTAAATCTGCTATTAAGAATGAAATGTCTGAGTTTATAAAACAAGACAAAGACGTTCGTTTATTGTCTTATAAAATTTTAGTTGATAAATTCAATGAAAAATATTACGATTTAAATGAAGGACAAAAATCTATATTAAGAAATTATATCAACGCTGTTTCAGAAGGAACAGAATTAAAATCTTTTATTGTTAATGAAGTTAATAAACTTCAAACTTCTTTAAAAACATTAACTTCTAAAGTTGATGATAAAGTTGTTAAAATTAAATTAACAGAAGTAACTAATTTATTAAATGAAATTTCAGTAGCTAAATCAATTAAAGATACTCATATATTAAGTTTATTACGTTACCACGAATTAATTAAAGAACTTAAAAAAGTATAATTACTATTAATTTATGTTATATATAAACACATTTAAAAAAATTCTTAAGGAGTCTGAAGAACTTGAAGATAATTCTCGTTTAATAAATGATGAAGAAGATGATTTGCAAATAGACGACATTGAAGAAATGTCG